TGGTGCTTTGTTTCATTGGGCAATCCTTGAACCAGAGAAATTTGAGGCGCAAAAGTTTGTAGAGGTACAAAGTAGAAACACAAAGAAGTTTAGAGAGGCTAAAGAGGAGTTTGGGTCTGTGTATACTGCAAAGGAAAGAAGTGAAGCAGAGAGGCTTGTAGATGCGTTCTACAGAAACGAACACGCAAAGGAACTAATAACCAAAGCAGAGTTTGAGATACCAGCTATTGACAATGTATTAGATATGCCCTTTAGAGGCAAGGCAGATGTATTAGCCACCAATAGAATAGTAGACCTTAAAACCACTACAAACATAAAAGACTTTGCTTGGTCAGCTAAAAAGTACGGATATGATGTACAATGCTACTTATACTGCAATCTATTTGGTAAGACACATAAAGAGTTTTATTTCTTGGCATTAGACAAGGGTAGCTTGGATATTGGTATATTTAACTGCTCGGAAGAATTTTACTTTCAAGGCGAAGAAAAAGTAGAAAAAGCACTACACCTATATAATCAATTCTTTATAGAGGGTGCAGATTTAGATAACTATTGTTTAACTGGAGAATTATAAAAAATGAAATTAGATTTAAAGATTGAGTATTTAGGAAAGAAAGAAAAAAAAGGAGATACAGAAAAGGATATGTACCACCTATCGTTTAAGACTTACAACGCAGAAATAAATGGCAAGTTTGAACGTAGTGAGATACGACACCTTATACAACAATTAGACAACGCTATAATATAAACAACGCAAATGAAAACACTTTGGCGCAAGAAAAATGGTAAGTGGTATAAGTTAAAGCCACATACCGATAGGGTAAAATATATAGCTTGTGATGAAACAAGCCAAACAAACTATTATAGTAGGACTAATAAAAAAAGCACATACAGAGAATTATGAGAGCAACATACTTACACTACGAAAACGGAAAAGGCTACGATGTGATAGACTTTATAAAAGACTACAACCTTAACTTCAATAGAGGTAATATAATTAAGTACGTTTGCAGAGCTGGAAAGAAAGACAACGAACTAAAAGACCTTGAGAAAGCAGCAGACTACCTAAAGCGAGAGATAGAATACATAAGAAACGAACAAGAGAAATGGATAGAGAAGAACAAGTACAACAAATAGAACAAGAAGAACTTGAAAGATTAGAAAGCAACGCTGGTGTTTACGATGATGATTTTGTAGATGAGTATGCGTATATAGACCAAGAAGAAGAACAAGTAGACCCAATAAGCGACAAGCACCTTAACTATTTAAAGTGTGTGCTAATAAGCCAGTTACTATTAGAGGCTAACGATGACCTAAAAGGCAGCAAAGCGTTTAAACAAAACGTAAAGTATCAAGTAGGTAAGACAAACCAAATATTAGAACAAGTCTACCAAGAGGGGTTTAATACAGTATACCACAACAACCCAGAGATGTGCATAAACGTACTAAACAAAATAGATGGACTGATACACAAAATAAAAACAGCTACCATAGACGAGTTAGTAATGATAGACGCATTAGTAGACCAATACTTTAACAACAAAGAAGAAATAAACGAAACCCAAACAGCAGAATTTACTAAAATAGATTAGATATGAAACTACAAACAGTAAGAGATACAATTAAACAAACAACAAACATAGACATCTTTGAACAAACAAGACGTAGAGATGTAATAGAAATGCGAAGCGTAGCAAACTACTACCTATACAAGATTAGCAAGATGCGACTTATGGAAATAGTAAGAGAATACGAAAAGAACAACTACAAAACAACACACGCTTCAATAATACATAGCTTAAACACCTACGACCAACACAAAAGGTATAACACAGAATTAGAACTAATGTACAAAGCCCTAATAGGCGACAATAGGCTATATGTTATGGAACAGATACCAAAGGCTACCGAAAAGCAAATAGAACAGATAGAAGAAATACTGATGTAAAAAAAAGTAATTCTGTTTATATATTAATATAAGATATATACTATGGCTTACAACACAGAAGATTTAAAACAGCAAAGTTTAGAAGTAATTAAGAAACATAATTTAATATTTGTAAACGATATTTTTGCATATACTCCATTTGTTAGAAAAACTTTTTATGACCACGATTTACACAAAAGTGACACTATAAAAAGCGAATTAGCAAAGAATAGAATTAATATGAAAATATCAATGAGAGCCAAATGGTACGAAAGCGATAACGCTACATTACAAATAGGGCTTATGAAACTTATAGCTGATGATGACGAAGCACATAGATTAAACGGAACAAAGAGAGAGGTTAAACACGATACAACAGATAAAGAGATAAATATAAAGATACATAGATAGTGAACGTTGATGTAAACGTAGTATTTGAACACCTTTTAGATAGTCAATCAAAGATAGTAGTAGAGCAAGGCGGAACAAGGTCTGGTAAGACTTTCAACATTTTGCTCTATATTATTTTTCACTACTGCCAAACAAACAATGGCAAGACTATAACTATATGCAGAAAGACTTTCCCAGCTGTACGTTCTTCTGTGATGCGTGACTTTATAGACATACTTAAACAACACAATAAGTATAATGAAGAAAATCATAACAAGTCTAATAGCGAATACAACCTTGATGGTAATCTTATAGAATTTATAAGCGTAGACCAACCACAAAAGATTAGAGGGCGCAAGCGAGAGTTTCTATTTATCAATGAAGCTAATGAGTTAGACTATGAAGATTGGCAGCAGCTAATATTTAGAACAACTGAAAAGGTGGTGCTTGACTACAACCCATCAGACGAATATCATTGGATATATGACAAGGTTTTACATCGCGATGATGTAGAGTTTTATAAGACCACATACAAAGACAATAAATTTCTTGATGATAGCATAGTAAAAGAGATTGAGCGACTAAAAGAAACAGATGAACAATACTGGCAGATATACGGACTTGGAGAAAAGGGTATAAGCAAAGCAACTATATTCAACTATATAGAAGTGCCACATATACCACACGATGCAGAACTTGTAAGCTATGGCGCAGATGCTGGGTATACTAATGACCCAAGCACGTTAGTAAGCGTATACAAGAAAGACCATAACATATACATTAAAGAACACTTATATCGCACAATGATGACTACAAGGGATATAAGCGACGTTCTAAAACAAGAAGTAGTAAATAGAAGCCCTATATATTTTGATGCAGCAGAGCCACGCTTAATAGACGAATTGCGTAGAATGGGACACAATATACAACCATCATTAAAAGGTAGAGATAGTATAAACGCTGGTATAGACTTACTAAAGAGATTTAAGCTGCATATAACAAGCGACAGTACAAACGCAATACAAGAGTTTAGGAACTATAAGTGGCTTGAAGATAGAAGTGGAAAGCTGACAAATAAGCCAGTACCAAAAAATGACCATATTATTGATGCTGTCCGTTACGCTACTTATTCAATAATGAGCAGACCTAACTTTGGTAAATACGCAGTCCACTAATCTGTTGAGCAAAAGTTTTCGTAAAGTTTTCGTAAGTTTTTTGTTTATTATTTGTTTATAACTAAAATAATGTTGTATATTTGTAGAGAACAAAAACAATAACAATTATGTCAAAGATTTTTTACACAGAAACAGGATACAACAGAACAACAGTTAAATTTTACGAGTTGGTTAAAGAAACTCAATCTTTTTACACATTAGTTCAAATTGATAAGCACAATTATAATAATGGAGTAACACCAAACCCAACTAAAATAATTGGCGATAGTTTTAGAGTTAAAAAAACAAACTACCTTTATCAAACTTGGAAAGGTCAAGAACTAAAGGAAAATAACAACTACACATATACAGGAGCATAATAAATAACTAAACAATTATATTACCCTTACAGAAATGTAGGGGTTTTTTTGTACCTTGTTCTAAAATAATTTGAAAACGTTTATATATTAGTATGAAAGTTAATTTAACTATACCAACAACACTCAACGAGATAACTTTAGGGCAGTACCAAGAGTATGCGAAATTAGCTGATTTAAGTGAAACAGACTTACAACTAAAGACCATTGAGATATTCTGCAACGTACCAGAGTTAGTGGTTAGAAATATGAAAGCCACAGACATAGTAGAGATATGCAGTATCATTAATGGTATGTTTGACACAAAGCATCATTTGATAAGTATGTTTAAAATGAATGGTGTTGAGTATGGGTTTATACCAAGCCTTGAAGATATGTCTTTTGGCGAGTATGTAGACCTTGATACTTTCATAGGGGATAACGATAATTTGCACAGAGCAGTAAACGTATTATACAGACCTATAGAACACAGAAGCGGAAGCAGATACACCATAAAAGACTACGAACCTAACAATAGCGAGCTGGCAAAAGATATGCCTTTAGATGCTGTACTTGGTGCGGTGGTTTTTTTTTACAATTTAGGCAAGGACTTATCGATAGCTATGCTGAACTCTTTGGACAAGAAGAACGAGGAAATTTTAGCGCAGTATCTAACTTCACAGCCAAATGGGGGTGGTACAACTCAATCTATGGGTTATCTAACGGAGATATTACAAAATTTGAACATATCACTAAATTAGGTGTACACGAGTGCTTAACATACTTAACATACACAAAAGAGAAAAACGAAATAGAAGCAAGACAAATAAAAAGTAAATTCAAATAGAAAATGAGCCAGACTGGAATAAGAGGTTTTTACCTACTAACAGAAACAATAAAAGACCAACTACTTGGCGATGTAAATGTAAACACAGTTACAACTGGCGATATATACGACATTGATTTAGCAAAGCAGTCTATATTTCCATTAAGCCACATTATAATAAACAACGTTACAACACAAGAGCAAACCCTTACGTTTAACATTAGTGTATTAGCAATGGACATAGTAGACGAAAGCAAAGAACCTACCACAGACGTATTTAGAGGAAACAACAACGAACAAGATATATTAAACACACAATTAGCAGTATTAAACAAGTTAGTAATGGTATTAAGAAAAGGCACATTATATAGCGACCAATACCAATTAGATGGCGATGCAACGCTTGAACCATTTTACGAAAGGTTCGATAATCGTTTAGCTGGGTGGAGTGCTACGTTTAATGTGTTTGTTAAGAACGATATTACAATATGTTAGCAGATAAGTATTTAAGGGATGAACTTAACAAGTTTGCTAAATACGTTATACAGCAAAGTAGAAGCAACTTAACTAAAGGCAAAAAGAACGCTTCTAAAGAACTTTATAACAGTCTTGGGTATGACATAACACAAAAAGGAGATACTACGTCTATGGGCTTTAAAATGGCTGATTATGGTGTGTTTCAAGACAAAGGGGTAAGCGGTAAAGAAAAGAAATACAATACACCTTATTCCTATACAACTAAAATGCCACCAAGAAAAGCATTTGACAAGTGGATAGTTAGAAAGGGTATAGCACCAAGAGGCAAAGGCGGTAAGTTTTTAAGCAGACAAAGTTTACAATACTTAATAGCAAGAGCAATATATAAAAAAGGAATAAAGCCAAGTTTGTTTTTTACTAAACCATTTGAAGCAGCGTTTAAGCGTTTGCCAGATGAATTAGTACAAGCATACTCAATAGGATTAGAGAAACAAATACAAGTAAACATAAAGAAATGAGCAAGATAAACGTAAGAAGTCCATATTACATAAACATATCAGCTTCAAGATTAACACAAGTAGATATGGAACTGTATGTATATACTGGTACACAAACAACAAGCAGAAATAATTTGTTTGTTTTAACTTCTTTTGCAGTATCCGAAAATGTAACCTTTGAGATTAGCGAAATAGTAAGAGATTATTTACTACAGACTTTTGATGGGGACTACACAACTGAAACTGTATGGGTAGACTACAGAACTAAAAACTATATTGGTGGTGCAGCTGGCAGCTTTACAAACTACACACAATTAACTGGCTTTGATGGTTATGGATATTTTGAAGATGGTGCTAACCCAGAAAACGATAGCACAGTATTACAAAGCAACAGAACTATTTTAAAGTTAGCAGATACTCCAGCGGTTGTGCCAGTATATCTTAACCAAACTGTTACTATTTCTTATTTATTAAATGGAGTAGTTTTAAAAACATCAACTGGTTTAGCTAGCAACTCAAGTAGTCAACAAATAAAATACGCCACTAATGGTGTGAATGGTGCTGATATGTTTGAGGATAGGGTTATACAAGATGGTGGAACTTTCGAGAGCAATGTATGTTTGACTGCGTTTGAAGATGAGTTTGCGTTATTAGCGGTGGATGAGATAAGAGTATCGGACGAAGATGGTAACCTAACTATAATAACAGTACAAGATATTGAGGAATGTAAATACCAGCCTTATAAATTAACCTTTGTAAATAAGTATGGTGCTTTACAATCTATATGGTTCTTTAAAAGAACAAACGAGGTACTAACCACTAAAACAGAAAAGTTTAAACGTAATATTATTGTTAATGGGTCTTACAATACAAGCAGACATCAGCAAAAGATACTTACTAAAAACGGAAGCGAAAAGCTAACTTTAAATACTGGCTTTTATCCAGAGGAATACAATGATGTATTTAAGCAGATGCAGTTAAGCGAAGATTGTTGGATTGAGATAAACTCACAGACATTACCAATAAACGTAAGCAGTAGCAGTCTAAACTACAAAACACACTTAAACGACAAACTAATAAACTACACAATAGAAGTAGAATTTGCTTTTGATGCTATTAACAACATACGATAGATGCAGATAATAGAACTATACATAAAAGGGTATAATAGATTAGAGGGCGGTATTACTGGGTTTGCAACTAATAAACTTGTAGACAATACTGGTGTGTTTACTCAATCTGTAAATGTAGGAGATATTGTAACTAACAAAAGAACACATCTAACTGCATCAATTACAGCTATTGATAGCGATACGCAGTTGAGCCTTTCTGATGATTTATTTGCAAGCCCTAACACAGACCAATACATAATAGAAAGCGATTACTTTAGAGCAGACTTGTTTGAGGATGAGAGCATAACTATAACAGACACAATACTAAACCTTAAAGACATAGGCAAGGTATTTACACCTTTTAGCCAACAGTTTAATCTACCAGCTTCTAAAACTAACAACAAACTATTTAGACATTACGAAAACCAAAATGTGCTTAACAGTTTTGATGCACGATTTAAACACGATGCGGTTATAAAGCTGAACGGAATAGACTACAAAAAAGGTAAGATACAGTTTAAAAGCGTAACATTAAAAGACAACAAAGCACACACATATAAAGTAGTATTCTTTGGCGATGCAGTAGTATTAAAAGAGATTATAGGCGATACAACTTTACAAGGCTTGAAATATGATGCCGCTTACAACTTTACATATAACCAAACAAATATAGAAAACTTCTTTACTGCAAGTTTATCTACGCTAATTTCTACTTACGGAAGCGATGATATAATAGTGCCTAATATACACCACAGTAAAAATATGCGTTATTCTACTTCTAATGGTTATTTAGACAGCATTACAGATACTCGTTTATTGTATACTGACTTAAAACCAGCTATAAGATTAAGAGCTATTACAGATGCAATAGAGAGAACATATCCAGAGTTAAGTTTTACTGGGTTTTTTAACACCTTTGATTTCTCAAAATTTTATATGTGGATGCATAAGAATGAAGGTTATGTAACTAATGCAGATGAAGGTGGTGGTGTAAACATTTGTGTGAATAGATTTAGACACCAAGACGATGAAGACCCAACTTACACTTATAACGCTACTGGTTCAACTATTGGCGATGTAAGGACTTTGTATTTGTTGCCTTATTTTATAAACATAAATGTACAAAATGAATATACTGTAACTTTAGCAATAACAACATCAACTGCAGAGAATTATATTGTAAGAATAAAAAATGGTGCTACTGGGGATTTGATTAGATACGAAGAATATCAAAACCAAAGCGGAACAATAAACATTGTAGAGGTATTTAGAAATTTAGGCGTTATTGGAAACTCTCCAAATAATGTACAGTTATTAGATTTAATTGTTGAGGTCGAAAGTGGGAACACAATAACAATGACACAAGAATTAACTATAACAGCAAGTGGTCAGCAAAGTTGGACTGCTAACTATACACCTACTAACCAAGATGTAGAAAATACTTTTGAGATAAGTAGACAAATGCCAGATATGAAAGTAATAGACTTTTTAAGCGGATTGTTTAAGTTCTTCAATTTACTTGTTTATAAAGATGGCGATAATATAAATGTAGAGTTGCCAAAAGTATATTACAATAAAGAAAATAGCTACGACATTACAAAGTATGTAGATATGGAAAAGGCAACTGTAGATAGGCTCTTTCAGTACAAGAAAATGGACTTTAAATTTAAAAGTAAAGAAAGTTTCCTTGTTCAGTTTTCAGACGAGATACAAGGTGTGCCATTTGCAGAAGAAAGTTTCCCCAAAAAGAACACACCTTTTGATGGTGGTACTTATACAGTAGAATTACCTTTTGAAAAGATGATGTATGAAAGGCTGACTGATACAGATGATGATAGTTTAACTCTTATTGGTCAAGGTGCATTTTTAAATAAAAATTTCGAGCCTACTATTGGAGAGCCTTTAATATTTGCAAGTGTACTTAATAGTAACGGAAACGATGAATTAACAATAGGCAGTCTTACACCACAACAATATAGAAGACCAAGCAACGTTACTTCACTTGGTTCTTGGGGTTATGGTCAGCGATTACAAATGAACTTTGGTTTAGAAGCTGATGAATATCTTGGGGAAATACCAAGTAATTCTACTAACTTATTTAAGGATGGTTATTTTGATTATGTACAAACAATGTTTGACCCAACATCAAGGCTATACAAATACACCGCTTATCTACCTTTAAGTATATTAATAAAGTTACAATTAAAGGACAGATTAGTAATAGCTAACAACGCATATAGAATAAACAGTATAAAAACAAATCTACTAACCAACAAAACAGAATTAGAGCTATACAACAGAAGTGAGTTTGTAAGCCAGATAAACAACAATCAGTTTGCTTATTTAGACAGAGTAGCACAAGTTACAGTTTCGGCTAAAAGCACAGATTTTATTACTATAACTTGGTCAGCAGTTAGCAATGTAGTTGGATATGATATTATTTTAAATGGCGGAGTATTTTCAACAGAAGCAAACACAGTAACAACAAAGAAAGTAACTGGTTTAGAAAGCGGTACGACATACAATATAGGGGTAAGAGCAAAATACAGTATAAGTGGAGCTGATGCTTATTCATTCGATACAACTATAACAGAAACAACAAACTAATGATAAAGTTAATTTTAGATAGCTTAAAATACGCAAACGGAGAAACAGAAAACATCCGCATAGCACAAGGTAAACACAAACTACCTACAACACTAAAAGAGGGTTACAAAGCACTTAAACAAGAAATAAAATGGCAGTAGAGAAAACAATTAACTTAAATGTAAATACAAAAGGCGCACAAAAAAACGTCAAAGATTTAGAAAAGTCAGTTGAGGGTGTAAACAATGAGGTTAAAGAAACTGGTGCTTCTACTGAAGCTATGGGTGGAACTTTAGACAAAGTTACTGGTGGTGCAGTATCTAAATTTACAGCTTTTAAAGGAACATTAAAGGGCGTAACTACTGGATTTAAAACTATGCGTACCGCCATCATATCAACTGGCTTGGGTGCATTGGTTGTTGTTATTGGTTCTTTAATTGCAGCTTTTAAAGGTAGTGAAGAAGGGCAAAATAAGTTTGCAAAGATAATGACAGTTATTGGTGGATTAACTGGTAATCTTGTAGATTTATTAGCTGATTTAGGCGAAAATATTATAAGCGCATTTGAAAACCCTAAACAAGCCTTAAAGGACTTTACAAAATTAATTAAAGAAAATATAGTAAATAGGTTTGAGGGTTTACTTGAACTATTCCCAAAACTTGGCAAGGCTATTAGCCTTTTGTTTAAAGGGGAGTTTAGTGCGGCTGGTAAAGTGGCTGCAGATGCCGTTGGCAAAGTAACACTTGGTGTTGATAGCGTTACAGATAGCTTTGGTAATGCTGTTGATGCGGTTAAAGAATTTGGTAAAGAACAAGCGAAAGAACTTAAACAAGCTGTTGCTGTTGCTAATATGAGAGCAAAAGCTGACAAGATAGAAAGAAAACTAATAGTAGACCGTTCTAAATTAGAAAGCCAAATTGCAAACTTAAGGCTTAAATCAAGGCAAGAAGAACAATTTAGTGCTGCTGAACGTAAACAAGCCTTGCTTGATGCTCAAAAATTAGAAGAAGAACTACTTGACCAAGAAACACAATTTTTAGAATTAAGACGAGATGCGCAGATTTTAGAGAATACTTTTAGTAGAAGTAATAAAGAAAATTTAACAAAAGAAGCCGAAGCAATAGCAGCAGTAAACAGACAACAAGCTGCTCGTGCAAATGCAGCACGACAAGTGCAAAGAGAGGTAAATACTATATCCAAGCAAATACAAGCAGAGAATAAAGCAGCAGCAGCAGAACAGAAGGCAATAGAAGATAAAAAAATAGCAGAAGAAAAAACACGATTAGATGCTATTCAAAAAATAAGAGATGACTTTACTGATAAGCAAAGACAAAAGGAAGCAGAAACAGAACTACAAAAACTTGCATTAGAAGAAGAAAAAAAGATAGCAGAGTTAGATAAGTTAAAAGCAAGCCAAGAACAAAAACTTGAAGTGCTTGCATATTATTCTGGCTTAAGAGTTGATTTAGAGAAAAAAGAACAAGAAGATAAACAAAAAATAGATAAATTAGAAAGCGAAGCTAAACTAAATATGGTTAAGTCTACGTTTGGTAATATATCAAATGCTTTAGGTAAAAATAGTAAAGAGGGCAAGGCTTTTGCTGCTGCTCAAGCATTGATAAATACATATCAAGGTATATCTGCTGAACTTGCCACTAAAACCGCAACACCTTTTGAGTTTGGGTTAAAGTTAGCAAATATTGCATCTACTGCTGCGATAGGTTTTAAATCTGTTAAAGACATTTTAAAAACAAACCCAAAATCTGGTGGTTCTGGCGCAAGTGTATCAACACCGACAACATCTTCACAACCGCCATCATTCAATATAGTAGGCGCAACAGAAACAAGTCAATTAGCCGAAGCAGTAGGAAGTCAAACACAACAACCAATACAAGCGTATGTAGTATCTAATGATGTTACATCAGCACAGAGTTTAGAGAACAACATTGTAGAGGGTGCAACGTTAGGATAAATACAAAAAATAATTAAAAACATTATATAATAATATGCGGATAGTAGAACTAATTTTAGACGAAGAACAAGAAATAGGTATAGAAGCTATTAGCGTAGTGGAAAACCCAGCGATAGAAGAAGATTTTATTGCTCTTAAAAGCCAAGAGTTTAAACTTGCAGAGGTAGACAAGGAAAAGCGTATTTTAATGGGTGCGTTACTTATTCCAAATAAGCCCATATACAGACGAAACGGAGAAGATGAGTATTATATATATTTCTCAAAAGATACTGTCTTAAAAGCCTCGCAAATGTACTTAATGCAAGGCAAACAAAACAATTCTACATTAGAACACCAATACCAAATAAACGGACTATCATTAGTTGAGAGCTGGATAGTAGAGGACAAGGTACACGACAAGAGTGTTAAGTATGGTATGAATTTACCATTAGGTACTTGGGTTGGTGCGGTTAAAGTAAACAACGATGAGATTTGGAACGAGTTTGTAAAGACTGGTAAGGTAAAAGGGTTTAGTATAGAGGGTTACTTTGCTGATAAAATGGAAAGACCTAAAGACCAAACTCTTGGGGACTTTATGACTGATGAGCAAAAGCAAAAAGAGTTAGCAGCTATTGAAGAAGCAGAAGCAGAGTATTTATTAAGTGAGATACGAGCTATAATTAAAAGCGACAAGCGTGTAAAGGGTGGTAAAAAGATGGTATTAGAAAGCTACTCTGATTACCCAAGTGGTGTGAGCAACAACGCAAAGCGAGGGTTAGAACTTAACGAAAAGGTAAACAACAAATGTGCAACCCAAGTAGGTAAGGTAAGAGCGCAACAATTAGCGCAAGGTAAACCAATATCTAAAGAAACTATTAAACGTATGTATTCTTATTTGTCAAGAGCAGAAGAATACTACGATGAGGGCGATACAAAGGCTTGCGGTACGATTTCATACTTGTTATGGGGTGGTAAGGCTGGTTTACGTTGGGCTAATAAAAAATTAAAAGAGTTAGATGCGTAGGTTTAAGAAATTCTTTACACCAAGTAGAACAAGTCCAAAGGGTGGGCGCAGAGCGTGTTTATGCAAGGATAATACCTACTCTATAAAATGCTGTGATGGTAGTTTAAGAGCGCAAGGGATTGGTAGTACAGTCGGACAAGAAACAACACCGCCAGAAGGTAGCTACGGATATAAAATACAACGCTGTGGGCATAGCCAACAAAAACACGTTTGGAACGGAGAAGAACTAACAATAGGTAATGTATATTATTTTGATTTAGTACACGATGGACACGATGGGTGCTATACTGTTTTGAACAGAGATGATGAAACAAGTGGCTTTGAATGGCAAAGCGTTACTGCTTATGATGATTGTACAGATTGTGAAAATGCTAACTAAAAATGCAAAATTAATTTTTAACACTTATATATTAATATGAACACGAACGATATGATTAGTAAAATCAAAGATGTTTTAAACTTATCCGAAGAAGTTAAGTTAGAACAACAAGCGTTAGAGAACGGAACTGTTTTAGAAGCAGAAGCGTTTGAAGCTGGTAACGAAGTATTTATTGTTACCGAAGATGAGAAAGTAGCTGTACCAGTTGGAGAGTATGAACTTGAAGATGGTAAAATACTTGTAGTAGCAGAAGAAGGTCTTATTGCTGAAATTAAAGAAGCTGGCGCAGAAGAAGCACCAGAAGAAGAAGTAGAAGCAACAGAAGATGTAGTCCTTGAAGAAGAAGAAAAAGAAGAAATGGGCTACGCTACTAAAGAAGAACTTGCAGAGGTTAAATCAATGGTTGAAGAAATCAAAGCAATGTTAGAGCCTAAAGAGGACTTAAGCGCAGATGAGTTAGGAAACCTTGTAACAGAGGAACTATGCAAGCACGAAAAAGTAGAGTTAAGCGAAGTGCCAGAAGAAGTACAAGCAGAACTTAACGAGCCAGCAGCCGAGCCAATCCAAGCTAACCCAGAGGCTAAACAACACAAAGTACAATTTAATATTGCACCTAATAGAAAATTAGGGACATTAGATAGAGTATTTTCAAAACTAAATAAATAAATAACTAAAAACTAAATAAAATGAGTGTAGTAATTACTAATTCAACTTATGCTGGAGAATTTGCTGGTAAATATATTGCAGCAGCTTTACTTTCAGCCGACACATTAGACAAAGGCAATATCACAATTATGCCTAATGTCAAGTTTAAATCTGTAATCCAAAAGGCTTCTACTGACGATATCGTTAAAGATGCTTCTTGTGGTTTTGAGCCAAATCAAGGAACTTTAACTCTTACGGAAAAAGTCCTCGAGCCTCGTGAACTACAAGTGAACCTTGAAATTTGCAGAAAAACGCTTCACGAATCGTGGCAAGCTGCTCAAATGGGCTTTGGTCTTAACGATGAACTTCCAAAAGACTTTTCTGATTTTGTATTGGCTCACGTTGCTGCTAAAGTAGCTGACCGCACAGAAAAAAGTATCTGGAGTGGAGATTCTGGAACTTCTGGACAATTCGATGGTTTTGCTACATTGTTAGCTGCTGATACTGCTTTGCCAGCTGGGCAAGACATCGTAGGTACTGCTGTAACTGCTGCAAACGTAGTTGCTGAATTAGGTACTGTTGTAGATGCTATCCCAACTGCTGTTTACGGAAGTGAAGATTTAGCTATCTATGCTGCTTCTAACGTAATTCGTGCATATACAAGAGCATTAGGTGGTTTCCAATCTGGTGGACAAGGTGCTGCTGGTTATGAGAACAAAGGAAACAACCAATCTTTAGGTTCTTTATTCTTTGATGGTATCCCAGTAATTCCTTGTAGAGGTGCTGCTGACGATATGATTATCGCTGCTGAAAAGTCTAACTTGTTTTTTGGCACATCTTTGGTTTCTGATTTGTCAGAAGTGGCTGTCATTGATATGAGCCAGACAGATGGAAGCCAGAATATTCGTGTAGTAATGCGCTTCACAAGTGGTGTGCAATACGCACAAGTATCTGACATCGTTTACAGAACTGTATAATAATTAATTAATCAACGTAGAAAGGGGTGGGGCAATTTACCCTACCCTTTTTTATTTAAAAAAACTATAAAAATATGGCTTGTTCATTAACAACTGGTAGAAAAGTACCTTGCAAAAGCGCAGTAGGTGGTATTAAAACTATTTATTTTGCTGACTTTGGTACTTTAGGAGATGCCACAATAGCTGCTGGAGAGATTACTGCATTTAGCGGAACTCCAGATTGGTTTCAGTTTGATGTTAAGGGTAATTCTTCTTTAGAAACAAGTATTAATTCTTCTCGTGAGAATGGTACAACTTTCTATGAGAGTACACTTAACCTTACACTTACATTCCAAGACAAAGCGACACAAGAGGAACTTAAACTAATTGCACACGCAAGACCACACATAGCAATAGAGGACTACAACGGAAACTACTTCGTTATGGGATTAGAACACGGAGCTGATGTAAATGGTGGTACTATTGTAACTGGTGCTGCAATGGGAGATTTAACTGGGTACACAATCACAGCGGTAGCGCAAGAAACTGCTCCGCCTTACTTTGTAACTGGGTCAGTAATTACTGCTGACGCATCTGCGGTACAAATCGACCCAACTGCATAATCACAATTAGGGTTTTAAATTTAGGGTTATCTTAACGGATAGCCCTTTTTTTATGCCTTACAATACAAAATAAATTAGTTTTGTTTATATATTAATATGAAGCTAATAGGCACAAACGGAAATAAGACCTTTAAGATAATACCAAGACAATATATTAATGGTGGTATAACAGTAAATCTTACAAGCGAAAGCACTGGTACAAACGTAAACTTAACTCCTACTGCATCAACCGATGGCAACTATATGAGTTTTGATGCGGTTTTTGGAACGCTAACAGAAGGCGATTTTTACATATTAGAAGTTAAGAACGGAACTGCGGTAATATACAAAGACAAAGTATTTTGCACAGACCAAACAATAAACCAAACTACTAACAACTACTACTCTATTAATAAAGATGAGTATGTACAAGAAGATAGTTTTGATAACGATTACATTATATTATGAACGATTTAAGAGTAGTAAATTTAAGCACTTACACAAGCCCACAAATTGTAGAGAAGTCTAACAAGGAATGGGTTAGTTATGGCGCAGACAACAATTACTTCGCATACCTAATAGACCGATACAATGGTAGCCCAACAAACAATGCTATTATTAACGGAGTTAGCGAAATGATATATGGCAAAGGTTTAGATGCTTTAAACAGCAACAAGAAGCCAGAAGCATACGCTAAAATGATGTCTTTGTTTCACAAGGATTGTGTGCGTAAGTTATGCTATGACCTTAAATTAATGGGTCAATGTTCTATGCAAGTTATATACTCAAAAGACCGCAAGACTGTGGCACAAGTAGAGCATATTCCAGTTGAGAACTTAAGAGCAGAGAAATGCAACGACAAAGGCGAGATAGAGGCTTACTACTATTCTGATGATTGGAGTAAAGTAAAAAAAGCAGACGATTGCACACGCATACCAGCTTTTGGTTATTCAACAGAAAACATAGAGATTGTATACGTTAAGCCTTACAGAGCTGGATATAAATACTATTCAAGCCCAGACTATCAAGGTGGTTTACAGTATGCAGAGTTAGAAGAAGAAATATCTAACTACCATTTAAACAACATCCTTAATGGACTTGCTCCGTCAATGCTCATCAATTTTAACAACGGAACTCCAAATGCAGAGGAACGTCAAATGCTTGAAAATAGAATATATCAAAAGTTTAGTGGTAGTAGTAATGCTGGTAAATTTATATTAGCGTTTAACGATAATCCAGAGAGTGCGGCTACAATAGAGCCAATACAATTAAGCGATGCGCATAACCAATACCAATTTTTAAGTGATGAGAGTGGTAAAAAGATTATGGTAGCGCATAGAATTGTAAGCCCTATGTTATTAGGTATTAAAGACAGTAGCGGACTTGGTAACAACGCAGACGAGTTAAAGACTGCATCTATACTAATGGATAACACCGTTATTAGACCATTTCAGACACTTTTAATAGATGCCTTTGATAGTATATTAGCTTACAATAATATTAGCTTAAAACTATACTTTAAGACCTTACAGCCTTTAGAATTTACAGACCTTGAAAACGTAGAGGATGAAGAAACTAAAGAAGAAGAAACTGGTGTAAAGTTAAGTAGAGAATTAGCAGACAACGAAGCCGACCATATTTTAGAGAACCTACAAGGCGAAGAAGTAGACGAAGAATGGGAGTTAGTTGAAGAAAGAGAATATTCAGAAGATAATACAGACATTGATGTTTGGGCTAATGAATTAATAGAGCCAAAGAAAAGTTTGTTACAAAAGTTTGCTGAAAGTATACCAAACCTTAAAAAAGGAAAAGGCGATTTTTCAGTATTAGATAAAAGCTATTATAAAGTACGCTATAGATATGCGGAAAAATACAGTAGCACTAACACAAGAACTTTTTGTAAAGCACTTATGGCTCGTAATATGGTTTATAGAATTGAGGATATAGATGCAGCTTCTGATAAGGGTGTAAATGAGAGTTTTGGTCATAAGGGTAAAAAATACGATTTGTTCCGTTGGAAAGGCGGTGTGAACTGTGGACATTATTGGGCTGAACAACTATATAGGCTAAAGAAAAAAACAAACGGAAAGTATATAGAAAAATCTGACAAAATTAAAGATTATGTTGAGGTTGATGATATACCTAAATCTTATAAAGGCAAACCAAGAGGATGGAAAGATGCAAAGAAAGCACCTAAAGATATGCCTAATAACGGACATCATCCTAATTATAACAAATAACAAATGGCAACAGCATTATTTATAAGCACAACAGACCTTAAGAAAAACTCCATCATTGATGGGAATGTAGACATTGACAAGATGCTACAGTTTGTTAAGGTGGCGCAACAAATAGACATCCAGAATTTATTAGGTTCAGACTTATACAACAAGATTAGTGCTGACATTATAGCTGGCAATTTAAGTGGCGATTATTTGACATTGGTAAACACATACGTTCAGCCAACATTAATTTGGTTTGCGCAGATGAATTACATACCATTTGCGGCATACACAATTACAAATAAATCCGTACTTAAACACAGTAGCGAAACAGCACAAAACGTAGACAAGAACGAGGTGGATTATTTAGTTGGAAAAGCAAGGGAATACGCAAACTACTACTCAACACGATTAGTAGACTATTTATGTTTTAACAATAACTTATTCCCAGAGTATTTAAGCAACACTAACGAGGATATCAGCCCAGATACAGACACAACGTTTAACGGATGGGTTTTATGAAGTATAAGGTAAAAGAAATAAATCTCAATAAGCTAAAACAGTACATAGAGAGCAAAAGCGAAAAAGAGGCAAAAAGGTTTTATAACGAATTTAAACAAAATAAGAAATGAGTTGGGGAGAAATATATAACACAAGCTGGTGGGGTGTGGCAATAGATACTGCATCTTCGGTAGGAACTAAACCAGACTTTTTTAGTGGTCAGTTTACAATGGATGTAAGGTCTGGCGGAGTAGAAGCAAAGAAATGCGTAGCAGATTGGACACATACAACTGCATTAAAAGACTTAAACAATTAATAAAATGGCAAAACCAAATTTAGCATTAATACCAGCCACTATTGGCGATAAGGTTTACTCTATACTTCCAAGCGATGGTGT